CCACAAGTTGTGCGCGTGGGGTTGACGGCTGCTTGCCGTTGAGCGTATGCTGCTCCTGCCAGTGAGGAATGAGCCATTCGGCTCTGCTGGTACAGGAGGTCTCTATGAAGAGGAAGCCACAGACATTCAGCGTTCTGGAGAACGGCAAGCTGACGCGCTACTACGATCCGCGCACACCGGACAATCGCAACCGACCTAAGTCGGACTTCGAGTGGATGCGTGAGTACACCGAGATGCCGAGCATCGCAGAGATGGCGACCTACGCCATCTTCGTTGCATCGATCATCGTGCTGTTGATCGTCGCCGGTTCGCTATGAAAGTGAACCGAAAGTCCACGCCGCAGATGGTCAAGCACAAGACCTTTGCCAGCGACTTCCAACGCCTAGAGCGCGAGCAGCACAACCGCGAGCGCTTTACCCTGACCGTCGCCATTATGGCGTTCTGGGTTCTGGCCGTCTTGGTGTTCAAGCTGGTGCAGCGATGAGGTGCGCCTACTGCAAGGGTCCGGTCAAGACCAAGTCGACACAGAAGCGCGATCAGATCTGTGGCGCGTGTTGGTCGCTGCTGATTCAGATCGCTAAGAGCCAGGCAGTATTTGGGAGGTCACAATGAGCAAGCGCTTTGAGTTTGTATCCGCACCGCAGCGGAGTCCAGAGTGGTTCGATCTTCGGAAGGGCGGCATCACCGCCACCGGTATCACCGCCATCAACGGCACATCGCCGTACAAGACGGCGTACCGACTCTGGGCAGAGTTGACAGGTCAGGTCGGTGAGCAGGAAGTCGGAGCGGCCGCACATCGCGGTCAGCTGCTAGAGCAGGCAGTCGCCGACTACTACACCGCCGAGACTGGCAAGAAGCTGCGGAAGTCCAACGGCATCGTTCGCCTGAAGGAGTTCCCTTGGGCGATGGCATCGTTGGACCGCACCATCGTGGGTGACACCACAGGACTCGTAGAGATCAAGACCTCAACGAGCAACCGCTGGCAGTTGTACCCAGTGCCGCCTGAGTATGTCGATCAAGTGCAGTGGCAGATGTTCATCACTGGCGCGGCGTACTGCGATGTCGCGGTGCTGCTCTCTGGCTTGGTGTTCCGCGTTGAGCGAGTGGAGGCTGACCCTGTCTACCAGACGCAACTGTTTGACAAGGCCGTCCTGTTCCGCGAGTTGATTGCGAGCAACACGCCGCCACCTCTGACCGGCAACGACAGCGACACGCTCGCTGAAGTCAAGCCGCAGAGCAACAACACCTACGCCGTGGCTGATCCGCAGCTGGATCACATCGCACGCCTCTACATCGAAGCAAAGGTGGAGGCAGAGGCTGCCGATGCCGCGCTGAAGGAGATGGCAATCGCCATCAAGGAAGCCATCGCTGACGGCGAAGGAGTCAAGGGTCAGGGATGGCTTGCCACCTGGAAGACCAACAAGAGCAGCGTCAAGGTGGACTGGGAGAGCATCGCGGATGTGCTGCGAACGGTTGCTCCAGACACCTACGGTGAGGCGGTCACACGCTTCACCTCAGAGAAGCCAGGTGCGCGAGTATTCCGCGTCTTTGGCGGCAAGGAGGATCAAGCGTGATTGAAGTAGAACTCACTCCAGCAATCATCGTCAGGGCGGAGGAGATGTTCGCAGCAGCTCGCTCCACTAACTCAATGCGATTCCGTAGCGAGAAGGCGAAGGGCAACACCACCTGGACTGGGTGTGTTGGTCAGGCCGTCTTTGAGAAGGTGCTTGCTGATCGTGCGATTCCGATGAGGTTCATCAACGCCACGACGCACGACTACGAAGTCTGCGGCTTGAAGGTCGATGTGAAGAGCAAGTCTTGGGCGAGACCGGCACGCGGCGATGTAGAGGTCAGCGTCTTTGACTACATCAGCGACCATCAGACGGTGGACTACTACGCCTTTGTTCACTTACAGCGAGCGCCTGGTGAAGATCCTGATGGACCACCAAGTGCAAAGCGGTTCCAGAAGGCGTGGCTGCTCGGCGTGATGGATAAGAGTCAGTATTTCAAGCTGGCCCACGAAGTGAAGGAGGGAACGGTATTCGAGAGCGGACGAATCGCTAAGGCAAACTCGCACAATCTGGCGGCGGAGAATCTGCTGCCTGTAGAGACCATTGGAGGATCAGAGAATGAGTAAGCAAATCGCAGCGGCACTGGCCGCACCGTTCACCGGCACGGATCTGAAGCAGCGCCCAGGGCGCGGCGGAATGACCTTCACCTACGCAGATGCACGAGCCGTGGCTCAGCGCCTAGACGATGTCTTGGGCTTGGCTGGCTGGCAGTTTGAGGTCAAGGTCGCCGATCCAGTTCGCTTCGTGGTACACGGCACCCTGATCGCCGTGATCGATGGGATCACCACCGTCCGACAGGACTTTGGCTATCCCAACAGCGCTCAGGATGACGAGCCACTCAAGTCAGCAGCCAGTGACGCTCTGCGCCGCTGCGCTGCCCAGATCGGTGTGGGGCGGTCTCTTTATGCGTCTGGCACAGGCGCGAGCCTCTCCGTGGCTCCTAGGGCGGTCTCCGTTGATTCCGTGAGGGCATCGCAGCCGTCGGTTTCAACGAACGATGTGGCCGTAGCAGCAGCAATGCTCTTCGCTGAGGGCGAATGCCCAGACCACCGCACCGCTTGGTCGCACAAGCCTGCCGGTATCAGCAAGGCTGGCAAGGCGTACAACGCCTTCTACGCCTGCTCTGGCAAGTCGAACGGCACCTTCTGCCAGAGGAAGCCGAGCATCGCCTGGACCAACGCGCAGGTGCGCGAAGAGGGTGAGGCAATGCTTGCCGCCAAGGCAAAGGGTCTGCACGATGGCAATCCTGAGCTGGAGACAGCGCTTGAGGACCTGCCGTTCTAGTCAATTGCATCAGCTACGGCTGGGAGAGACTGGTGACCTCCACCTCTCCCAGCCACTAACACAGAGCGGAGGACAAATGGAGCGCCAAGAGGACGGAGATGCTTACGCCGCATTCGTTCTGAACGCCCTTGAAACTGGAGAGCCAATTACTTTCCAGGGCCGAACGGTTCGCAAAGATGTTCCAAGATTGATTGCTCGTATGAAGCAAAGGGAGAAAGAGCGCTACGAGCGAGATAGGCAAGAGGCTATTGGAGAAGCCGATCTGGCAGTCGATTATGCAAATAATCTGGCGAGGCTGGTTGGCGCACAGCCAAATTCTGTGTCACTGATAAAGGAAAAGGGAACAAACTGGGAAGCATATGCAGACATTGAAGGGTGGCGCATTAGAGGTACAGGACGCAGTCCACTACAAGCCGTCAAGGTTCTGATTCGGCGGCTGGAGAAATGTCACCTGAAAGATTTGAGTAGCGTGCAATACGCAAGAAGGAGGACGAAATGAGCCTATGGGTCAAGTGGGATGTCAACAGTCACAAGGATGACAAGATCGCAGCGCTGACTGACACGCAGTTTCGCGCGTTCATCACCCTCATCGCTGAGGTGAAGACGCTGCGCTCCGGTGGGGTCTACAAGAATCGCCAGCACGCCAAGTCAGTCATCGGCTCACGGCTCGGAAGGACTGTGGATAAGTTGATCCAGGTGGGTCTGCTGACCGAATCTGGAGACGGTGTCGTGGCAGTGTCGAACTACTCTCGCTATCAAGTCGACCCAACCTCGACCTCGCGTGGGCAAACTTGGCGAGCACGAAAAGGTGGGGAGTCAACGGTACCAGAGCAGAGCAGAGCAGAGCAGAGCAGAACTACCCCTATATCCCCTTCTAAACGAGACGGAAAGTCTCGGCTCTTGCCTATCGGAGAGATCCTTGGAGTGAAGCGCAATGCGTAAGCAAGAGGGGCCAAGCAAGAGCGCTCTGGCAACGAGAGCCTGGAGGGAAAGAGCGACCCCAGACGAGCGAGCTGTGAGGGTCTTGAAGTACACGCTCTACAACCATCGGATGACGATGGAGCAGTACACGGCCTTACGGCTGGCTCAGGCTGATCGATGTGGAGCGTGCAAGGAGCCTCTCCGCTTTGGCGAGACTAGGGCAGTGACCGTGGATCACGATCCGCGCTGCTGCAGCTACGAGACGCTCAGTACCGGCAGGACAAAGGGATCGCCAGTCTCGTGTGGCAAGTGTGTCAGGGCGCTGCTCTGCTCACCGTGCAACCGAGCCATCGGATTCTTTGAGCGCTATCCACAGCGCGTTCATATGTGGATCGACTATCTCAGGAGGGT